GATGGTGTTGCCGGCCAGGTCGGTCTGCTTGCGCATGGCCTTCTTAGCGGTGTTGAACCCGCTGGTGGTAATCGCCAGGCCGGTGGAGCCGCCCATGTTGTTGTGGGCTGCATTGAACAGCGCCACGTTGTCCACGCTGGTCACGGCGTTGCCGGTGATCAGGCCCCAGATGATATTGCTCTCAAGGCGGCGGAATCCGCGGCCGAGCATCTCGGGAACACGCTCCAGAGCGCTCAGATCATCGTTGATGATGGCCTGGCGGGTAACGGTCACCTTGCGGGCGTAGGTGGCCAGCTTCCAAGTGTGCTGGGCCTCGACCAGGGTGCCGGCTTTGTACTCGCCACCTTCCAGAAGCGCCTCAGGGGTGAGTGCGCCAGCCACGATCAAATCGTTGGCGTTTTTGAAGTCAGGCAGGTTGCGTTGACGGGCGATCGGTCGCCAGGTGTGGGGCTCCTCCTGATAGGCAGCGTCGAGAGTCTTGCCGGCCAGGTTGGAGAACAGCAGCGGGAAGTCGCTGGTGCTGTGGAAACCACGACTGACCAGTTCGGTCTTGCTCATGCCCCGGGTGTTGGTGCCGCGGGATTCCAGATACTGGCGGGTCAGTTCCAGCAGGGTGTAGGAGCGGAACTCGCGGCCCAGGTCGGCGTCGCCACCCTTGAGGGTGCCGGGACGGATGCGGGCTTCCAGGCCCAGGCTGATGCCGCGCATCAGGGTGTCGCCGCTGTCACGGGTGACGGCGATCTGGGCGGGATGACCCAGAGGGGCGGGGCCGTCAGCGGCGCGGGTGTCGCCGCCCTCAAGGCGCAGGCGCATCAGGCGCACGGCCTCACGGCTGCACTCGGTCACGGTCTTGCCGGAGCGCACCAGCTCATCGGTCTGGACGTCGGTCAGGCCAGCATCGCGGCCGAGACGCAGGATCTCGTTTTCGCGGCGGAGTTCGGAGGCGGTGCGCTGCAGCTCGGTGTCTGCGGCGGCCACGGGGGCGGGGGAAGGGGAAGGATCGGCAGCGCGGGCCTGGGTTGCAGGCTGCTGCTCAGCCGGATCACCTCCGGCCTGGCTGTTCAGGTTGTCGGGCATGGAAGTGTCCGGTGCGGATGATTGATTGCGGGTTTGCGCTTTCGCGTCGAAGGGCACGCCCACCAAGCTGAGCTCCATTGGCTCCCAGTCCAGTGCGCGGTAGGTCGGCGGTTGGCCATCGGCGGTGCGGATCGGATCAGACCACTTGTGGACCTGATACCCAACCGAGACGTTGCGGATGATGCCGCTCGCCACATCACGGAAGATCGGCTCTACCTCCGCACGCTCCGAAAAGCGCACGCGGGCTCGGCCCTCTCCGTTTTCAATCCAGGCCCGCTCCACCACCCCGAGGATGTTGGACAGGTCGGCGGATTGATGGCTGTTCAACAGCGCGGCGCCGTTGTTCAGCCGGTCGAGGCGCACGGCATCGGTGCTCATGTCGAGCTCCTCAAACCAATCGCCGTCGAACCAGGAAGCACGCCGCCCCCGGGCGCCCGTGGTCCAGGTCAGCTCGATGGTGCGAGCATCAGGATTCAGCGTCGCCGGCTGAAAAGCCGCACGCCGCATGTCACCGGGCTGGGGGTGTTGGTACTCCATGCCCTCAGGCTATGGACTACTCCTGAGCTTCCGGTTCCTCACCCTCGGCAGGCGCTGCAGATCGACCGGCTGCAGCCGTCATGCCATCCACGCTCAGCGCCAGGCCTTTGGCGCGGGCGTCGGCCATGTCGGTCTCCAGCTCGGCCATCACTTCGGCGGGGATGAATCCGAGGCTCCGCTGCACTTCGCTCAGGCTCATGAATCCAGCCTTCACACCCTCGATCAGCGCGGTGATCTCCTTGGCCGGGTCCACCAGCTCCCGGCGGGGCGGGGTCCAGATCATCCGGCGCGGGCCGCGCACCTGGGCCAGTCGGGCGGCCTCGTTGAACCACCGATGCACAGGATCAAGCACCTGGGGGATGGTGACATTCCAGCGCCAGGCCGCCACGTTGCGGTGGAACTCCAGCCACCCCATGCGGGCGCTGCTGAAGTTCACGTCCGACAGGATGCCGGTCAGGGCTTCGAAGGTGATGCCGTAGCCCGCCGCCACCGCGTGGAGGTGGTGTTTCTGGTGGCTCACGTAATCCGGCGACTGCGGCGGGTTGGCGAAGGTGATCTGCTTCCCGTCCGGCAGGATCTCGATCGCGCCAGGCTCCAGTGTTTCAGTGAGCGCTGTGGTGGTCGCCGGGTCGCTGGGCTCGTTGCTGTAAACAAACGCCGTGAAACAGGCCGCGATCTTCGTTTTCAGCAGCATCGCCTGGGTGATGTCGTCAATATCCCGCAGGTGGAGCAGCACGGCTGACCCAAAAGGCACGCCGATGGCCTGCCCGGGGCGGTTCACTTCGTAGGTGTGGATGATCTCCGACGCAGGCACGAAGTCGCTCTGGATCTTCACCCCGTTCCATTCGGTCTCGCCCGGGTGGGTCTGCCGGATCCAGTAGCCCTCCAGCCGGCCGTCGCGGTCGTACTGCTGGCCGAACTTGATCCGGCTGCCGTCGTCCCGGCTGAAATCCAGCATGTCGGGCTCCATCACCTGCAGCCGCAGGCCCACCAGCCCCTGATCAGCCATACGCTCATCCATCCGGCGGCGGATCAGGCAGCTGCCGCGCACGGCGGTCGTTCTCGCGATCAACGACTGCAGGCCGTACCAGTTCAATTTCCCGGCGTAGTCGCACTCGATCGTGTCCGCCCAGTCGTTCCAGGCCTGCTCATACCGGCGGCTGCCACCCTGCGGGCTGCCGATGATGCCATCCCCCACCCAGTTGTTGACGATCACCCGAACCGCACGATTGGCCCAAGGGTTGGAATCCACCAGATCCTGGTGCCGGCGCGTCAGCAGCCGCCAGGCGGTGCGGATGTCAGCATTGGGCCCGCCGTTGCGGGTGTACCAGTTCTCTGTGCGCCTGGATTCCTTTGCCGACTCAAACGCCCGCAGGTGGGTGATGGCCAGCTGTTTCTGTGCATCCTTCAGCGCCAGCTCCAGCTGATCGCGGGTGGGTCGCTTGGCCATCAGTCCCTCTTGAAGCTGGCGTAGTGCCGGCGGCGGCCGGCGCCGGCGATGCCGAGCTCCTCTTCCATGGTCGCCTTGAGTTTCATCATGTCGGTCAGGTTCCGGTACGAAACCTGCCGGCCGTTGCTGCTGACGGTGGTAACGCCCTCGGCAATCGCAGCCACTAGGTCGTCGTACTGCTGCTGCGTGAATGCCATTGGACACCTCCCCGGTTCAGGCTACCGACTCAGCCAAGTTCCCTTGCGGCGCTCGACGGCGGCAGGGGCGGCAGGGGCGGTGAGCTGCTGCGCGAGGCGATCCCACATCGTCCCCCGGGCGTACCTCCTGGACACCAGCTGCAGCGCGGCATAGGCCATCCGCGTGCAGTCGCCGCCCTCGTCGCGGCTGCCGGGTGGGCACTTCCATTCGTAGACCGTCTGGCCAGCTTGGCGCTTGGGCAGCTTCTTCCACGGGAACACCTCCGCTAGGAACTGATCAGTCGAGGCCTCGCCGAAGTGCAGATAGCCAGGCCCAGGTGTTTCCTGTCTCAGCCGGCCCTGCAGGTGCTGAATGCTGGTGTCATAGCCCACCGGATACAGCAGAACATCACGCCGGGTGGAGGCCTGATTCTTCCGGTCAACAAACACAGCCTTGCCCTTGTCAATCAGCGGCCGACCCTTGCCTGAAATACCCTTCATGGGCGCCCACTTGCCCGCTCGGGTGCGGCACCAGTCGCGCACTTCCTTGGTCGCCAGGCCGCCATCGTCAATCCCGCCAAGGGCGATCTGCAGCTCTACGCCATCCTCCCGGCGCCAGCGGGTCTCGCTGATCGCATCGAGCTGATCAAGGGTCTCGGTCTGCTGTGGGTCGCCGTCGATCTCGTAGTGGGCAATGTGCCAGCCCTCTTCGCCGCGGCCCCATCCCCAGACGGTCAGCACCAGCCGTTCGCCCACGGCGCCGCCGCCGCCCTGCACGTCCACGCCGGCGGTGAGCAGCAGCACGCCACCGGGCACGGTGCCGGCCGGGTAGCCGTTGCCGGCCTCCGCATCCTCGCGGCGCTTGGTCAGCCCCTCCACGTTCAGCTTGCCGGCGAGGGTGTCTTCCCAGGGCAGGCCCAGCACGGTGTTGTGGAAGGTCTGCATCAGGTCGGGGTCGCCCTTGCGCATCATCTCCAGCGCCTCCTGGTACTCCCGCACCAGCACGTCCCAGTCGGCTGCCGGTGAGTAGCTGTAGGCCGCCCAGATGTGGAAGCTCACCAGGCCCGGCACTTGGGAGACGGCCGTAGCCCGCCACTCACCCCGCTCCACCATCCAACGCTTTTTGCTGTGGGGGATCAGCTCGTGACAGTTCTGGCATTCGTACTTGCCGGCATCTTCGCCCTCCTTTCGCATCTGCTCCCACCGCAGCGTCTGGTGATCGCCGCAGAACGGGCAGGGCACATAGAACCGCCGCTGATCACCCTTCAGGAACCACTGCTCGGTCTTGCCGCCCACCTCCGCCTTGAAGATCGGCGTGCCGCCAATGGCAATCTTCCGGTCCCAGTAGTAGTCCGCCCGGTTCCGGCCCAGCTTGATCTGATCGCCCTCGCTGATCCGCTCGTAGGCGTCGGGCTCATCAAACAGCACCACCTTGCGCGACTTCCTGCGGAACGATCGGCCGCTGGCCGCGTTCACGATGTCGATCAGGCCGCCATTCGTGAGGATCTTCAGCAGGATGGTGTTGGTCGCCGTGTTCCTGGCCTTCGACTCCGACATCAGGCCCTGGAGCACAGGCGTGTCGTCAAACAGCGGTTTGATCTCTTCCTTGCTGTAACCCTCGGCGTCTTCCTTGACCGGCTGAACCACCATGATTTCGCATGGATCGTGGTGGCTGTAGTACTGAATGACCACGCCGTACATTTTCGTCCAGCCCACTCGGGCGGACTTCATGCAAGCCACCATCTCCACCTTGGGATCGGTGAAGCAGTCCAGGATCTCCCGTTGATACGGCAGGGTGCGCCAGTTCTGTTTCTGCGCCGTGCTGCCGGTGAGCACCGCGTTCTGATCGGCGTACTCGCTGAGCTGCAGCTTGGGCGATGGCTTGAACCACCGCAGGATTTGGGCCTCCAGTTCGACCACTGTGGCGCTGCTCATCGCTCGCCCTCCGCCGCCAGCTCGAAGAGGGCCTCGCGGAGCATGTCCTTAAGGATCTCCACCTCTTCCGGGTCCAGGTGGGGGATGCGCTGCTTGGCTGCGCTGGCGGTCGCCAGGATGCGGGACTTCACTCGGCCAATGGTGTTGGCCCAGGCCCGCTCCACATCCTTGCGCTCCAGCAGCTGGCCTTCCTTCTGCTTGCGCTCCAGCTCCAACAGGTTGGCCTGCTCAAACGCCTTGCGCTGCTGGCTGATGGTGTAGGACGGCAGCTCATCATCAGCCAGGGGCTCATCAGGC